CTACATATCATGATGGCAATCCTGTGCATTTAAACTTAAGTTTATCTTTCAGAGAATTAACACCAATATTCAGAGAAGATTACTTCTCAGAAGAGTCAGGAGATGGAGTAGGATACTAATGGGATTTTTTAGAGAGTTACCAAATGTCGAGATTCTATCTCCTCTTGCAGATAGAAACTCTTCCTTAGATTATATAAAAGTTAAAAATTTATTTCGTCGTGTAAAAATCAGAGACGACTTGAAGAAATACTTTACTATTTTTGATAAGATAACTATCAGAGATGGTTTCCGTCCTGATCAAGTTGCGGAACAAGTATATGGACAATCTGATCTTGATTGGGTTGTGCTAACCACTGCAGGGATAATTAATGTAAATAATGAATGGCCATTAAATAGTCGTGAATTATATGAATTTGCTCTTAATAAATATGGTGCGTACTTAAATGCGACAAAGCATTATGAAACAATTGAAATTAGAGATATTAGAAATAGGTTAATTTTACCTGCGGGTCAAATTGTAGATGAAGATTTTTCAATACCAGATCCTTCTAACACACTTACTAGTTTATCAGGTAATGCAGTTAGAATTGGTATATCTAACTATGAATATGAAACTCGTGTAAATGAAAAGAAAAGAAATATTGATTTATTAAAACCAGAATATTTACAGCAATTTTTAAAAGACATGAGAAAAATTATGAAATACTCAAAGTCTTCTCAGTTTATCAATACAAGATTAGTTAGAACGTCTAATGTAAGAATCAAATCGCCATAAAAAAAGGGGTCTGAACGACCCCTTTCTAGTATATTCTAATATCATTCTTGTGCTAATTTAGCAAAATATGATAACGCATCATCCTCATCTTCAGTTGATGATGTTTGAGTTGCAGCAGTAACTAATTCTTCTGCAGAACCACGATCATCATCTTCATGTTCAAGATCTTCTGTTGGTTGTATGCGAGTGCTTCCAACTCTTAAAACAGATTCAAGTCTCTTCTTCAAATCATCGTAAGATTTGAATTGATCAGCAGCAACAAACTCTTCAAGAGAGTATTGCTTCTTCCAGATTGCTTCAAGAGCATCGTCATCATCAAGTAATGGAGTTACAGCAGCAAATTCAGAACTATCATAGTTTCTGTATCCTGCTACGTTCTTTGCCTTTAACTTGAAGTTTGCACCTTGCCAGAAATCGAATGGATCGATTGCTTCCTCATCTTCAAACTCAGGTTGCATTGCTGCAGTAAGTTTGTCAAAGATCTTCTTACCGAACTTATATAAGAATACTTTACCTTCGTTCTCAGGATTTGCGGGATCCTTTACAACGTAGATATTACTAATGTAAGTTAACTTACGTTTCTGCTTTCTAGCAGTTTCTTTACCTGCATCAGTTCCATTGTTCCATAATTCTGAATTGTATTCAGATACTGGATCTTTCTGTCCTAATGTGGTTAAAGAGTTTTCGATATACCAACCACCAGGACCTTGGAAGGCATGGGAGTATAGTTTTACGAATGGGAGATCCTCCTTGTCAGGGGGTGGAAGGAAACGTATAACAGCGTAGCCATTTCCGCTTTTGTCTACGTCTAGTTTCCATAAACGGTCATCTCCTGTTGCACCGTTATTGTTCATTTTCTCAACTTCTTTAACTAACTTTGCAGTTAAAGAGCCTAATTTAGATTGCTTTTTAAGATTAGCAAACGACATAATTGGATACCTCGGATTAATTGGATTCGTTGGATGTTTGGATTATAGCAGATAAACTATTAAAAGTCAATTGATGTTTTGTTTCAATGTCTGAATAGTTTCATTCATGGAACTAAACAAAATCTGCATATCAGTACCAGGCGGGAAACCCATACTTGAAATGGATTTCTGTAATGTTTGTGTCATTTTTTTTGCCTCTGGCGAATCTGAAAGAGATAGTCTAGTATACATGACTTTCTGCTTTTCTAATAATGTAACTAGTTTGTCAATATGTTCAACTTTATCTTCACGGGACATAAATGGATAACCAAATGCACGAGAGTACACTTGTTCTTGTAACTTGTTGATTTCGACAAGTTCTTTTTTAACTATTTCAGAATCAAAAAAATTACTCATCTACTAAATCCCTCAGAATTTTTTTATAGTTGAATACATTAATATTTAGGAAAGGTAGATATTTCCTTATCTTCAAACTGACGGATTCCCACACTGGATCTTGTAATTTTGTATCAAAGTTTTTTACGAAAGAGAATATTTTTTCCAGTATTGTAAGTGTCTCTAATGATATTTCTCCACCCAGATACTTTTTGAGAACTATTGGATGTCCTTTCGAGCAATTGAATACTTCTTCTAATTTTTTTTCCGACAGCAATTCCGTTGATTGTTCTTTGAACAAGTAAGTCAAACTCTGCTGTCGTTTCATCCAGTCTGCGTACGTTTTTTCTCCAGAATTTATTATTTCTCCAATCCATAAATTTTGAGGTGTGTCGGCAGTTACAAAGTTTGCAAGTAAAAAATCTGTAATTTCTTGATCAGAATATTTCCTAGAAGTCTTTTCAAACCAATACTTATCTTTCCTTTTATTAAAGGATGTCATAGTTGCTCTTGATTTCCCTCCATACGTAAAAAAATCATATTTACGGTTAGTAAAATGATTTTTCATGGAAAGATATGTTTGATAAGTCTCAAAGGGTGTCACTTTCGTCTTCATCATTTTCTTCAGTATCTAGTTCAGTTATAGAGTCAACAGGAACCTCTGCCTCACCAATTCTATACCAGTGTTGAGGAATTCCTATACTATCTTTTCTAACACCTAGATATTCTAAATCAGGATAAGTATGTTCACGCATAATTGCTTGTAAGCGATAGTGCATTAACTCAGATTTAGAAGGCATTATAAGGGTAGTTTTGCTCTCGATGTAGGTTTCATAAAGTTAAGACGGGTTGCGTCCCACTTAAGTCTTTCTTTCAAAGGTTTTGAAATAAGTCTTGTTATTGATTCTACCTCAAGTCCATTAATTTCGCAATAGTAGCAAATAGCATCAATATAATTGAATTCTTCCTCTGCTACGATCTTTTCAATCTCCATAGCAAATTTCTGAGGAGTCAAAAATTTACTCTCAATTGCTTTTTCTAGTTCTTTATTTGGTTCCATAGAGGTCAAGTTTATCCCCAACAAATTTTCTAATATACTTGGTGAGGAGTTTGATGTACTTTCTTTTGTCATACTCTTCATAGACGACGCATTCTCCATTTTCACATGCCATGATAATTACAAGTTTCTTAACAGTTATTCCTGTTAATTCATAGAGCATACAACCGTATGCCATTGCTTGGACGAAATAATGTTCGATCCATTCTTTGGGTTTAGGTTTCTTAGATGTTTTAAAATCTATTATAGATAACTCTCCATCGTATTCTGCAATACAATCGACTGTCCCTGCAATACCTAATTCTCTACTATATAGGGAACCTTCCAGACAGTAAATATTATCTATTTTGTTTAATTTTCCCTTCGATATTTTAAAGAGAAAATCTGATATAGGTGGAACTTTAGGTAGTTCTTCATCATTTTTTAGATAATGTTCTGTAAGAGTGTGCATATCAGTTCCACGGGTTGTAGCCGCTTTTGTGATACGATCTGCCTCTTCATCTCCTACCTTTTTTCTCCAATTAACAAAGATATCTTTATTAAAATGACTAGTAACTGAAGTAATAGAAACAAGTTTAATTAACTCATCTTCTTCTGGAACTGAATAATAACGAACTCCATCTATAGTCTCCCTAGAAAGTTTAGGAAGTTCCAAATCAATATGCTTAAACATTACATACCTAACTCAAGTTTTGCAACAAGATACTCTTTTACTAGTCCAGAACGTATTATATCATCTAAACCAAATTCAATAATATCTACTGAAGGCATTGATGTCAATATTTTCATGAAATCAACAATACCATTTCTATCATTGGTTTTAGTGAGATCTGATTGAGTGGCATCGCCACAGAACATAATCTTACTATTATCCCCAACTCTTGTCATTATACTATCTAATTCGTGAAAATTCAAGTTTTGAAATTCATCAACTATAACAATTGAATTATCAAGAGTTGTTCCTCTAATAAAAGAGGTTGACCAAAACTTTATAGTTCCTTGTGCTTTTAGATTACCATATAGCATTTCAAAGTCTGCATCAGATGGCATCTGAAACATATATTTTACCATATGTTTGTATGGGATTTGATATATGTCTGCCTTATCTTCATGATCGCCAGGTAAGAATCCAATCTCTCTTGTAGAAACTAGGGATCTTACAAGATATATTGTTTCGTAAGGTGTATCATCACTCAATACATCTCTGAGTGCATTATAAAGAGTAATAAATGTTTTTCCTGTTCCTGCTACACCATACGCAATCAAATGCTTTCCTTGTGCATAAGAATCAAACAATTGTGTCTGATGCTCAGTTAAAGGGTTTACCTCTGTTAGATAGTGTGTATTTAAAGGTTTTTTTCTTTTCATTTGCTTGGTAGTTAGTCCTACACCGATTGGTTGCTCTGCTTTCTTTTTACGTGCCATTTATAATGTTTTCACCCCAGAACCTGGTGCCTTTTGTGCTTTTCGTAGAACATCGTTCCAGCCAGGTTTGGATTTTCTTAATTTATCTTTCCACTCGCCAACTTCACCAACACCTGGTGCGTTATCTGGAGTGTAGTATCTTTCCCAATCGGGATTATCAATCTTCCACTGATCCCAGTCGTGGACGCTCATTACAACGTCTTTCTGTTCACCAGTCTTTGTGTTTACAACGGGATATGTAGCCATAATTATTAAGTATTATAAAATTATTTAGTTAGAAGCATAAGGGAGTTCAGTTGCTTCGGGATCAATATATCTCGCACGAGTCAATCCAGACTCATTTTTGCCTAATCCATATCCCCAAACAGTTTCTTCAGTGATTGTAGCACCCTTTTCAAGATTTTGTCTAGTTTTCATATCATTAAGTATCTTTATCAATTTATCTCTTTCTAAGAGTACCTCATCTTGATAAGAATCTATTATATCCATACACCATTTTTCTACAGTTCGTTCAAATGACATATCTTCCTTAAATTCAACATAACCTTTAGTTGTTGTAGGTCTAGGTAACTTTATAAGAACTTGAGATTTAACAACAAAATTATTATCTTCAGTTTTTTCTTCAAGTGCATAAACAAGTTCTACGCTAGAAACCATTCTAGGAAGATAGGCATGATCTTCAAGTTTACACTTTATTAAATACCATTTAAATTTCA